GGAAAGGTCGCGCTTGTAGACGTCGTTCGGCAAAAACACGCCGCCAGCCTCACGGCCAACGATCTTCGCCATAGCGTCGGAAACCTCAAACTCGAAAGCGGCTTCTTCTCGCGCACGGCGGTCGTTCGGGTTGGCAAGCGCGTTGATAGCACGGATCAACCGATACTCTCGGACTTCTTTCTTAGACAGGCCGACATCGGGAGTCGCCGTTACGGGGGTTTCGCTCATCTTCATCATCTCCTTCTGGTACTCGGCGGGATCGCCGCCACTCTCGATAAACTTGGACGCAGCATCACTGGCCACGGCAATACCGCGACCGGCGAAAACAGCCGCCATCTCGTTGATTTCCTTGGCCCTTTTGCGCTCCATCGTGGCACCGTCCTCAAAGGACTTCACCACAACAGGCTCTACGGCGGCGGCGATAACTTCGACTTCGGGCACAGGCTCGATAGTCTCGGTGATCTCCACAACCGGATCGGTCGTTTCGTCCACAATGGACCCTTTCTGCTCGGCACTCCTGCCCGCCCCTACGGTCGTATCGGCTGGCAAAGTTACGCTCGAAACCTCAAGCGGCTCCCAATCAGTAATCCGATACACATCTGGACCGTCGGAGCGCTTCTCAAAAAGCACCATCTTATGTACAATGTAGCCCACAGACACCTTGCCACGGATGCCCTTTGCGATATCATTCAGCTCGTCTCGCGCCGCCTGCCGGTCAGAGAACCGCGCCTTGGTGCGGCCCTTCCGGTCGGGGTCGATTCGAACTTGCTCACAAAGGCCAATCTGCCGCGAAGTGTCATGTTCTACGCACAGAGGGAGTTCATCGGCAAGGCGCACAGACTCGGGACTGTGGTCCAGAACCTCTACATATTCACCGACATCCCACGAATACCGCGTATATTCAGCCTCAGATGAAAAGGACAGATCGACCGTCCCCGCATCAAGATCAACTGCCGCACGGTCGGCAGAGAAGGACCGGAACTGCTTAGACCCTGATACCTTGCGGATCAGTTCTTCAGATCGTAGCTTTTTCACCATTCGCTCCATTCTCTAAAACCCCATGCTCTTGCAGTTTCATGTTTTCGGCCTCAACCTCCGACCATACATCGTCAGGGTCACGCTCGGAGATGTCCCGAATGACATCGGACCGCGACTTCAGGCCAGCCTCGATAGCCTTAATGTTAGCCGTAACGTCCTTCAATGGATCAATCCACTGCCAGCGCCTTGGTTGCCATGCGCAACGTTCGTATCTGTCCATGTCTTTGACACGCAGCGGGTTCGTCCCGATGGTCAACGCCCCACGGCCTACCGCCTGGAACACCCATTCATCAAAGATCGGTTGCATGAATGTTCGGATCATCCACTCTTGGATGGCCATCCACTGACCCTGTTCCTCGATAATCGCGTGACGGATCGATGAGAACGAAACCCCCTCAAGGTCGCCAGACATCAGGTTGTAGCTCACGCCATACCCGACGCCTGATGCCACTTCACGGAGGCATATCTTGATAAATGATTCCATCTCTCCATGCGGATATGATGGATCGTAAGTCTCAATTCTTTGCCCATCTCGGAGATTCCACGCAACCCCAGGCTCCGAAAGATCGATGATCGGAGATCCGTCATCGTCCACATCGTCTCCGATGTAATCCCCGTCTGCCGTGATGATGGCGAGAGCCTTGGCCGCTCCGGTCCTGGCCGCCACAAGCGCCGCCTCCATGTACCCGTCGAGCATGTTAAGGCGAAGCATTACAGCGGCCATCCAGGGGATTCCCCGCGTCTGGCCCGCCTCCTCACGAACGAACAAGTGCCTCATCTCGTCGGCTGGAATCCGCTTCGGGTTGTTGGCCATCGTGTAGTAAGGCGAATATGCCGACGGAGGGGGTTCACCTACGTGATAGGCCAGTACGCGCCCGGCTGCGTCCTTCTCTACGCCCATCACGATCTTGCGACCATCGGGGAGGGATGCGTTGTGCCGAACGTCGATCAACTCGGAATCTATGATCTCTAGCTGTAGGCCGAACTTCCCAGACCCGCGCCGTAGCCTGACGAAAGCCTCCCCGTCCGTGGGGATAATCCCCATCAACAGGCGCTCGATATCAACAAGGTGCATCTGGTCTTTGAAGTCGCATTTACCGAGCCAGGACTTCCACCCTGACTCGATGGAGTCCCTAGCGGCAGAGTCGGGTGTGTTACCCTTACCCGGGTTCGCAACCAATGACGAGAACCCGATCCCGCGCGGACCAACTACGTTTCCCTGCACCATCGACCGGAACCTGCGGGCGTGCGGATCGTTCCTCATAAGGTCCCGAGAACGGGCGCGGAGGGCGCTCAATCCACCCACAAGGGCCGAGTCGATGTTGGTGGGCGTGCTGGTCCAGGACGCCACTAGGTTGCCACCTTTGGCCCCAGAAAACGACCGCTGGTAGTTAGCTGGACGTCGCCTCACCCTAGCCTGCTTGCGCGTGAACAGGTCTTTTACCGGTGCGTTCCATATCTTCCGTAGTCCCATACTAGAACCTCACCCGTGGAGTCTTAGACGCTCCTTTACCTGCCGCGATGTCGATCTTCTGCTTCTCTCTGTTCCATAGATCGTCGTACTTATCCTTCAGTTTCAGCAGATCCTCATACGAGTATCGAGACAACGACCGTCCATCTGCCGTTGACCATGCCTCTTGATCCTTCGATGCCTTGCTCTCAAGAACGGCATTGATAGCATCAAGGGTCTTTTTGACATGGGAGCGGGCGTCATAGCTGGTATCTGCCGGGTCTGGGGCAACATCGAGGTTCCCGGTATAAACCGTGTAGACCACTCCGCTTGCGGTGACGCGCCCGACCAGCCTGTACGCCCCGACAGCAAGACCTCCGCTCGTAGCAGCGGAAATGGTGGCAAGGTGCGTATTGTCTCCGTTATCCGTAGCCGTAACCGTCGTCGGGTTGATCGCCACGCCAGCCGATGTGGTGAACTGCGGAACCAGCAGATATGCCAGCGTCCACGTTGCCGGGAGATAGTCCGAGAGATCCTTGGTCCACACAACCGTATCACCGGCTGCAAAGGATTCAGGCTCTACCGTGGGGATATCGACGGACATTACTTCCTCCAAGAAGTAGCGAAACTGCCGCCAGACTTGCGGCTTCGCTTGGGTTTCTGGACCTGGGCAGGGGAATCTTTCTCAGTTGCAGACTCAACCCGACGCATCAGTGTCCGATAGTTAGGGCGCAATTTGTGAACGGCGGCTAAGGCGTACACGGCGCAATCAAGAGGCTCGTTCCTGGCTGAAGATACCTTCTTCTTCCATATCCTCTTGGGTCGGCCCATGCGATACTCGATGATGCACTTCTCTGCGGTTAGCCCGTCGAAGAACACATCATCAAACGGTTCACGGTTGGGGAAGTGCGCCCTGGCGGGATCGTCGGCGGGGAGAGACAACCGATGATAGACGGCTGACTTGCCAGCATCAGTGCCAACAAGATGCAACCGAACCGGAATCTTTGACTCGGCCAGCCGTCGCCCCTGCGGGGCCTGTATCACAGGATACCCGTCACCGGACGCGCCCTTGATGGCGTAGACCCGCCGGATCTGGCGCGGCTCAACGTAGGAATACACCTCTTGCGTCCTGTGCCCGCCCGAATCGATACACGCGGAGGCGATCTTTAGGACTCCCCCGCACTCCCAATCGAACTCGCGGTTGAACAGAAGATCGTCCAGCGCCGTCCATACGGCCTTCCCGCCCGTGTTTCCAGCGATGACCACATGATCTATCGCCCAAGGTGTGTCATGCTCCCCCCACCCATAGACGCTGATCTCAAGCCTGTTGTCCTGAACGTCCACCCCGGCGGTCAAAACTAGAGCTTGGGCGGGGACTTCCGCGTTGTACGGCTCGCACCGACCGCTAGATGTGATTGCATCGACCGATGTAGCCCGATCCTCCCACGTCTCGCCAGCTACGGAGTTCGTCCAAACCTGCAACGTCTCGGGTGTCTTCTTGGCGATCAGGAACGATTTGGCAATCGATGCCCAGGAGGACCACGGGCTGTACGCTTCCCAGATGTGGAACGATGCGTGGCCCTTGAATGGTTGTTCGGCCCGCCAGTCCCCATTTGCGAGCATCGCAGCCCGGTGGCCTTCATCAATCAGCTTCTCACAGCCTACGCACTGGAACTGCGCCGTCTCTGGTTTGTCCTTCTCCCACTTCAAGTTAGCGAACCGCAACACCTGATACTCACCACAGTGGGGGCATGGCACCCAGAACCGTCGCTGGTCGCCGGCCAGAAAGTCCCGCTCGATAGGGCAAACGCCGGTAAAGCCGGGGGTCGAGGTCGATATGAACTTCCGGTTGTGGAACGTCTTGGCCCTGGCCTTAGCCAAATCCCACGGGTCGCCCTCTGTACCAGCGGACACGCCCCATTTGTTTCGCTCGTCGCCAAGGACGATCCTGACGGGCCGTGACGCGAGGGAAGCCGGGGAGTTAGCCCCCGCAAGCGTCACATGCCCGCCAGGGAATTGCTTGTGAAGAAGGGTGTTCCCGCCCCGCTTTGATCCAGCGTCGGCAACCTTCCCGGCCAGTGCCGGGCAAGCGCGGATCATCGGGGCTAGTCGGTCCTTAGAGAATGCCTCTGCCATTTGAAGTGTGGGCTGCAACAGCAGCATCGGGGCAGGATCTTGATCGACGTAATAGCCGACCACGTTCAACAGGGCCTCAGACTTGCCGCTCTGCGCAGAGGTCATCACCGTGACTTCCTCAGTGTCGTCGTCGCAGCAGGCATCCATAATACCGGACTGATATGGTGCCCGCTCATTTGACCATGCGCCGGGCTCTGCGCTAGACTCGGAAACAAGCACGCGATTGGCAGCGGCCCACTCTGACACAACGAGATCAGGCGGTGGGCCCCATAGCCCACCTACCTCACCTAAAAGGCTACTCGCTGTCTGCGGCGGCCCGTGATTGAGCAATTGCAAGCTCCCTCAACTCAGCCAGTGCGTCCTTAACCTGAGAGTCTATCAGCCGTCTA